CTCGGTATTCAATGAATTCCACGCTGCCACTGATTCTCGAATCATGTGGTTGACTTTCAAAATCATCGGAGCGAAAAACTCTCCTATCCGCCGGGCAACATCTTTGATGTTATTCCCTAAAATTAACATCTGCGCATTGAACGAGCTCATTACCCGATCGGTCAGCTGTTTTGTCTCGCCACTTGCACCTCGAAGCGCCGCCTCATATTCCCTGATTTTGCCAGACATGCCCAGCAGTGACTGAATGTAGCCAAAAGAGCGATCCTGGAATCCCAACATGGAAGCTGTCAAAGGTTTTTGCTGATCCGTCAAACTCATGAACTTTTTTTCCAAAAATTCAATTATGTCCGCTAAGGATTTCATCCTGCCCTCTGCATCATAAAGAGAAAGTCCCATCTCCTTCCATGCTTCAGGCTGTGACTTTTGTGCCGCCTGCAAACCACGCAAAACTATTGCCAAAGCTTGTCCTGCCTTCAATCCTTTAATGCCTTGATCAGCAAACGCTGCCAAGACTGCAACACCCTCTTCCACGTCCTTATTCAGTGCACGCAACGCTGGCGCTGCCATATTCGTTAACGCCTCCGAAAAATCCTGCACGCTGCCGTTAGCAACATTGTTCGTTTTTACAAGAACGTCGGATAACCTGATCAGGTTTTCCTTGTGCTTTTCTGCGTCTTGAGATGCCATGCCCAGAGCGTTTAATGCGTCGGACAAAAGGTCCGTCGCCTGGGTCATAGAAAATGTTCCTGCAATTGCGAAATTATTAACGACATCCAGAGATGCCAAGGCTTGCTCAGCCGACATACCTGCAGAAGCAAGGTAGTAATATGATCTGGCAAGCTCGTCTGCGGAGGTCATTGTTGACATGGATATTGTGCGGGCAGTATCCTCCATGCGAACCCGCATCGCATCAGATACATCCCCTAAAATAGAAAGAGACTCTGTCATTGCCTGATCAAAGTCTCCAAAGGCCTTAGTCGAATATGCACCGATCGCCACGAACGGCAGAGTCACAGCTTTCGTTATAGACTTACCTAAAGAAACGATCTTGTTAGCGGATTCCTCCATCTGGCGCTCCGCATTCTTCATCTCGTTAATAAACTGGTTCGCCTGAACCGATAATGTTACAACTAAACTGCCTACATCCATACTGCCTTATTCCTTCTTTTCCAGTCCTAAAACTGCACTCCAGTAATTTTTTGATCTTTGTGTCGGGTCTTCTTCCATTGCTGGCGAATCTCCACCGGGAGAGCTTCTTTCAGCCCGAGTGAAAGACAAAATAAAGTCTTTCACATGCACTGATTGTGGCGATTTTACAAAAGACCGTCTCACCTCCGCAGCCACCTGCGCCAGATAGTAATCCTCCTTGCTGGTTTGGTTTCTTTCCAAATCCAAAAACGCCATCCATTCTATAAATTCTGAGGATGTCGTTTTCTCCATCACTTCCTGCAAAGGTGTCTTTAGATGGGAGGCGAGACGGAACCATCCTAGTCGCTCTCCCCTGAGCCGTTTTTTACTTCGTCGCCATCCATCTTTTGATTGAGAGCATTGATCTTTTGAGCGGCTGAAAATAGCTCACTCAAAACTCGGGAGGGGAAGTTTTGCAACTCAGTCAATGACACCAACTTGTCGGTCTCATCATATAGGCAGCGTTCCAATAGGATGGAGTGCATTCCGTCAAACGTCTTTACACCTGCCACCTGTCCCTGTGCGTTATACCGAAACTTATCACCCATTTTTGTCAGGTAATTGTCACGGTCTTTACCGGACATCTCCCGCAAAGTATAAGTCTTGTCTACCCCCTCAGGAGTCTCCAAGACAACTTTCAACTCTTCCCTTTTTAAACTCAGTTTTATCGGGTCCATAATTAAATGGTCTTTTCGTTTTCAAGCTTATTATGAACAATCTGAATTCCTTCTTTCAGTTCCTGTTTCGTTTCTTCGGTGGCCTTGCCGTTCTGAGATTCGTAAATTTTCAGAACATATTTCAAAGCCTCATCCAGCCTTTTTGTGGCTTTGTTTTCTGCCGTGTCAGGGATTGCTTTTTCTGCCGCTTTCACTGCCGCTATAATCGTACCCTCATACTTCTGCCATGTAGGTTTTTTCGTCCAGAGCAGACTCAGTAAATACGCCACAATGGAACCTATAATCGCTATGGCTGCGGGGCTATTCAGAATATCCCAAACTTTTGTTAAAAACTCCATTTTCTACTTTCCTTTCCTTTTCTTGTTTTTGTTCTTTTTTAGGACCGGCAACGTCTTTCAAGTCCATCGCCGGTCTTTCGTTTTTTAGGTTACTACGGGCCCTGCCTCAGCGCCTGAAGCATCCTGATTACTCGGTATAATCGTAACCTCCGCCGTGGGCTGCGAGCCTTCGGTAATCCGCTGCGGAGTGAATTGATCGATCCAGCCCCAAAACTTGATCGTGGAGGCATCAGAGAATGTGATCGTAATCTGTTGATTTACGTTGATCATAGCGGTTAAATCGTTGTAACAATCCGGGTCGTAAGCAAACGTTCCCGAAGCATCAGCCAACGTTTTTAACTTTTTAGGAGCTCTCGTTCTCCAAGTCTCGTTATGCATCGTCGTGGTGTCATTTGCACCGCCCCCGTCCATACCCGGAGGCGGTCCTTCCGTTTCCCAAAGTTTTACATTCGGATAGGCGCTGAAGCTCAGCCTAGTTCCATGTCCATCATCTAATCTTGCCATATTTTCAATTCTCCTCTCATATTACTCATTTTCGCACAGGATGCCAAACTTCATGTTGGCGCCCGTTACCTCATTGTGAGAAATCAGAACTTTTGCAATAGACCGTCCAGTTGGAAACGGCTTTGTCGCTCCACTTCCTGTCTGCCAGTCATAAGCATAGTTCTTGCTTACTTTAACGGAGAATAAAGGCGTGTCCCCTGCCCCCAAAAAGTAAAATATACCGTCCCCAGTTGTGGTCAAAGCCAGCACTCGAATATCATCCGTTTTGACCGAAACGGAACAGAAGTAAGATTCTCTCACTACCACCTCAGTTCCAGAAACAGGAAGTGCATCGCCAAATCCTCCCGTCAGCTCAAGATCATTATTAGAGTCAAGCGAGACGGTCATGGCATGGCGACAGTAATCTCCAAACCAGACATCCACTTTATCGCCATCCTTAAAAGGATGGTTTACCCGGTCCATCATGACGATGCCGCTATCATCTGTGATCTTTGTTACAGCTCCCCCCAGTCCTGCGGAGAGAACAATATTTTGTACAATGGTCCCATCTCCCGAAGGAGCAGAGGACTGATTGAATGATTCACCCCCAAGGGTGATAGTTTTTTGTATTCTAGCGAGTATGCTCATATTTTATTTGTATCCTTTCTTCATTTGTTACGATAAAGCAATCCTGCCCTCATGACTTTGGGTGATAGCTCACAATGCGAAAAACGAAGTTCTGTTATTATAGTTCCAGTAAAAAATCGACTGCGTTCTATTCCACTGCCTTCCTCCCAGAGGTACGTGCTCCCAGCGGACACACGCCTGGTAATAGTATACCCAGAATCATCCACTAAATCAAAATAGCCATCTCCTTCCGAGGCGTAAGCAATACAATCTTCTCTTGCTCTTTTGATGCCTAATTTTCGGATTATAGGAATGGAAATCAACACAGCAGTGTTCTCTGCAGGAAGCGCATCTCCATTGCCTCCCGAGATTGCAATGTTACCCATGGAATCCATCTCTGCGGTCATCCCACGCCGCAATCCCCCGGTCCACCAGATATCAACAAGAGCACTATATTCCATGCCAGAATCTGGCGCTGAAATTGCGCCCTCATCGTCTGCTGTTTTTGTAAGCATTAAGGAATGTTCCGCCGCAGGGACTAACACCTTAGTCACCACCACCCCGTCGCCAACAGGCGTGGTGTTTTGATTGAAATTTTCCCCGCCAATCGTGATAACTTTTTGTACTCGTCCTTTAGTATTCATTTTATTCCTGTGTTGTTATCGTTGTTAAAAAGTTCACGGAAAAGGAAAACCCCCTCCCGTTTTCTTCTACCCCCAGAGGGATTACTGAGCTTGTTCGAGAAACATTATTTAGCCGGTAAAAAACACCGTCCAGAGTGATCGGAGTGTTTAAAATAGAGTTCAACTCCAGGCTTGCGTTATGTGTCTTTAGATACCCCTCTGAGTAGCTTAAAGAGCGCACCCGCAATTGAGAACCATAATGTTCTACGTACACACCATCTGCGTAGCGACCATCTAAAACACCAGTCGTTTCAGTAATCACAGCAGAGTCATTTCCATTTTCCCGGGCTGGTAAAAAAGCAACGTACAGAGGCCAGCTTGCTCCATGAGAAGGCATATCAAATATCCCTATAGAGATCAGGTAATGTGCTAGAATCTCTGCGCTTGTATGTATCATGAGTTTAATTCCTTTTGCACCTCTTTGCTTATCATGCGAAGAACGTCTCCACGGAGCCGTTTTGCTGGGTCTTCCAAAAACTTCGCTTTTTGATTCGTACCACGATCATTCAAAATTCCTGTAGCGATTTCTACTGCGTGTTTCTTATTATACTCGCGCCCATGTGCAACGTCCAACCTTTCATGTACGTAAATTCCATAAGCAGCTGTATAACCAATCCCGATAAGGGTCGACACACCGGCACCTTCTAGCTTCCTTGTAAAACCACTGCCTTTTAAATTCCCTGTATCGACGGGAACCTCTTTTTGTGATTCGCGAAAAATCAGTAATCCGGACTTCTTCAAACCTCTTTCAACACCTTTCCCAATCGCACCTTGGGCTAAAGGTAACTCTTTCAAGTTAGTCAGAATTTTGTTTAGTCCTTCAATCTTCATAAATAGGCTTTCAAAACTTTGTATGATCCATCGTAGGAGGGGACCCTGTCTACCTGTAAAATTTCCCAAGTACCAGTGTTCTTGAGAGGGCAGGCAACATCAGTCACGGAGTCCAGTTTACCGAGACGCAGAAAATCACCGACCTTCACCTGACAGTCTTCAAAAAGAATTTGTGTTTGCGAGCGACTCTTTACCCCAGCCTTATCAATAATCTCTTCCGTCTTATCCACCCATCGACAGGCTCTTTCCACAGGATCGGAAAAAAGAGGCTGACCGTACTTATCTAATCCGTTGGTCTCCCAATGGACACAGGTCTGTTTGAGTGTTCGACTAATGATGCTCATTCTCTTTTAAAATCAAATTTCTTTGGAAGGACTGTCATGAGTAAATCATGAAATCCTGACCCTTTCAGCACCACTGTGAGGCGGGGAAACATATCTCTGAATTTCTTTGCCACGGATATCTCATTCGTGACCAGGATGGCTATTGTTTTGGGTATCCGCGCATCCACGCTCGCAAGGAAACGTTCAGTTCTGGAAAGGTCTTCATGGTCTTCTTCTAAAATAATGCATTTGGGGATTGGGTTTAAAAAGGACAAGGAAGAAGTTGAAACCGGGCATGTGTAGCTCTTTAAAGTGTATCCAAATTTATCCATGCAATATTCTATCGTTTCTTTTAGCTCAGGGTCTTTCCCAATAAACAAAAAATCCCCTTTCAGCTGCTGAAATCGAAACTGTCTTCCAACGGATAGAAATCGGGAGATATCTCTATTCATTATCTCGCTGCCTCCTTTCAATCTCCATCTCAATGGTCCGCTGCTCAAAATGCCTTTCGTACCTGTCCAAAAAATCACTAACCGTGGTTAGTATAGCTGTGCACTCTCGCACCACTGCCACAATCTCCGTTCGCTGTTCCTTGCTCATTTGTTCAATCATGTCGTCCTTTTCCTTCAAAATTGTTCTTCCCTCTTTCAACAATCTACACACTCCAAAACTCAAAAAAGCGACTAATGCCCACGCCCCATACTTTTCCAAAAGCAACACAATCTCTTCCATACTATTCCTTTCCCAGCCATGATACTTTTATTTGAGACTTCCCCGCCACAACCTGCTTGTTCCACTTCGCAAGCCCTCCAGTTTTATCTAATAACATCGCTGTCTGCCCATACATCGAGGAATTTAAACCTAAATCTATTTTATGCTGATACGTTACACCTGCGTCGGAGACATTCTCTGAGGCAACCCGGTTATCTCGAATAGTAATTAAATGAGCAGCGAGCCAGGTCTCTACGCCAACCCCCTCCGGTTCCTCAATTCCAATACAATGCGTTAAGACTAACTCGTGGGCGGCATCTATGAAAGCCTGCAGACTCGTTAGATCAGGATCAATTTTAATGATCGACCGTACTAAAACTTCTGTTGTCCATGCCATAATTTGGGACTTTAAAATATTCTTCAAGCCTTCCCTTTGGGAAGATATCAAGTTTTGAGTCAGGGTTCAGATTTATTACCTGTGCTTCTGGCCAGTTCTCGGCAATGTCAGAAACGCTACTACGCATCAGAGAGAGATAACGCTCATAATGGAATCGATTCGCCGGACGAATGACCTCCTTATGCCAATTCTGCCGCAGGTCACTCCCAAGTTGCATATCAAAACCAACAAGAAAAACTCTGGCGGCACCCAAAATCAGAGCCAAGTTTATTGCAGCGCTCCCCGTGTTGGCGTTAAAACCAAGCGCATCTTTTTTCCATCCTGTTTGCGCCCGAGGGACAATAATCACATCCCTTGGGTCTTGGATGGTTTCAGAGTTTGATATTTTCGGGTTTGGGAAATTCATAAAAGCCGGACGATCTTTGTGGCTATTGTAAAAGCACTGGTCACAGAAGATGAGTAGGTCAACAACCTCAGGTCCAAAAAGATATGCGTGATTGCACCCGATACATTTCTGTGTCTTTAAAAAGGATATTGGAAAAGTTTTCAGACTAGGTCCTCCCCCCAGTATAAAAACATCCTCACCTTTCCAAATCTCTTTACATGGCCATGAAAATTCCATTGCTTCCCCTTCTTAAAATGTGTGCGCTTTAATAAATGGTACCACTTCAACTCGTTCCAGAGGAACTTTATTTAAAGGCGTCTGCATGTCTTCGATCGAATGGACAAAATACTTCCGGCGTTTTCTGTAGACGTGCAACCCTGTTTTCACTGGATCATAATGAAAAGAGTCATCTACCAACA